CGCAAGAGCGCTTGGCGTTAGCGCCGAAGCCGTGTATGCAGCGGTAAAGTCGGGACGCCTTTCTGTTGTTTCCGGGTCTGACGGCCGGCCGATGGTTAATAGCGAGACCATGCGCGAGGAGTGGGCTCGCAACACGCAGACAAAAATTGGTGTCGGCCCCAAAGCTCCTGGTGATGGCGGGGTAAAAAAGCCTTTGCGCAGCCGCGAGGAGAGGATGGGCGAGCGTGTTGCGAAGACGAAAGAAGTTATCCCTGATTACGACGAATCCAGGGCGCGAACCGAACATCTTAAAGCAGAATTGCTTGAGTTGGATCGGCAGCAAAAAGAGGGTCAGCTCGTCCGTGTTGAAGACGTTGAGCGGGAGTGGCTAGAGATAATCACGATGGCCAGGACAAAGCTATTGGGTATTCCTACCAAGGCTAAGCAGCGATTGCCGGACCTGGATACCGACGCGATCGGTGTTTTAGATGATATTGTGCGCGAGGCGCTTGAAGACTTGGCTGGTAACGATGAATAATTCGGAAATACTGAGGGATAAAGCGCTTTTAGCGTTTAAACCGCCTAAAAAGATGTCTTTAAGCGAATGGGCGGACTCTTATGCGTATTTAAGCGCGGAGTCTAGCGCCGAGGGCGGAAGGTGGCGCACTTTGCCGTACCAGAAGGGAATTATGGACGCAATCACGGATCCAAAGATTGAACAGATTACCGTGATGAAAAGCGCCCGTGTCGGTTATTCAAAAATCCTAAACCACGTTGCTGCGTTTCATATTCATCAAGATCCATGCCCGATCATGATCGTCCAGCCAACTATCGAGGACGCTCAAGGCTATTCAAAGGAAGAAATCGCTCCAATGTTGCGTGATACCCCCTGCCTGCGTGGCGTTGTGAGCGATGCAAAAGCAAAAGATGGGGCAAATACAATCTTGCAAAAGCATTTCCCTGGCGGCAGCCTGAGCTTAGTGGGTGCGAATAGTCCGCGTGGTTTTCGCCGTGTAAGTCGTCGTGTCGTGTTGTTTGATGAGATTGATGGTTACCCGCCTTCTGCTGGAACGGAAGGCGATCAAATCAAGCTGGGCATTCGTCGTACAGAGTATTACTGGAATCGCAAGATTGTGGCTGGGTCTACGCCAACAGTAAAAGACTTCAGCCGGGTTGAGCGCATGTTTGAGCAAGGCGATCAGCGCCGTTATTTTTGTCCGTGCCCCGACTGTGGCCACATGCAGTACCTGAAATGGGCGAATATTAAGTGGCGCGATGGAGACCCGCAGACTGCGAGTTACGCCTGTGAGAGTTGCGGCACTTGGATCCCGCATACGAAAAAGCGTTGGATGGTAGAGCGTGGCGAATGGAGGGCGACGGCGCCTGGTAACGGTCGCCATGTGTCGTTTCATATATGGGCGGCGTATAGCTACAGCCCTAACGCGAGCTGGCCGACGTTAGTGGAAGAATTTTTAGACTCCAAGAATGATGCAGAGCAATTAAAAACGTTTGTCAATGTTGTGCTGGGCGAGACATGGGAAGATGAATATGCATCCAAGGTTGGCGCGGATGCCCTTAGTGAAAGGGCGTCTAAAGAAGAATATGAGAAAGGTACGCCTCCTGCCGGCGTGCTGCTGTTGACTATTGGCTGCGATACGCAAGACGATCGCTTAAGCCTGAGCGTATGGGGCTGGGGCCGTGACGAAGAAGGATGGTTGGTGGATCGGATTGTGATTTACGGGGATCCGTCGCGGCCCGACGTGTGGAAGCAGCTTGATGAGGTGCTGTCGAAGCCATACGAGACAGAGGACGGCAGGAAGCTGAAAGTGATGGTCACGGCTATCGACTCTGGCGGTCACCACACGATGGAGGTCTACCAGTACGCAAGGGAGCGGCAGAATTTAGGGGTCATCGCTATTAAGGGCCAATCGCAGAAGGGCAAGCCCCCAATTGGCAAGGCAACAAAAGTGGATTTAAACGCAAAGGGCAAGACCTTGAAAAAAGGTGCTCAGGTGTTCCCGTGCGGATCTGACACCGTTAAATCATTGTTGTTCGGCAGGCTTAAGCACAACGAAGTGGGGCCGGGGTATCTGCATTTTTTCCCTACCGCTGGTTCTGAGTACTTTCAGGAGCTTACCGCGGAAAAACAAATTATGCGCTTCAAGAATGGCTTCCCAGAGCGCTGCTGGGTCAAGAAAAGCAGTGCAAGGAACGAAGCGTTGGACGAACTTGTTTACGCATATTCCGCGTTAAATCGCGTATATCAGATTAAAGACCGGCGCACGCTGTGGGATCAGTGCGAGCGTGAAGAAGATGAGCCGTCAAGGCGGCAAACGGTTCGCCCCTCAGCCCGGTCGAAGAGTTTCGTCAAGCAGTGGTGACTGCTAGATTGGCGTTGATTAAAAAAGTGCTCAAGCTTATAAGCGATGGCTATCCCTCCGTCCATAACTAGCGGCCTGGACGCGGTTTGGACCGACGCCGAGACGGTCGATGTATTTGGAGAGTCTGTAACAAGCTCTACGCATTCCTTGGCTTACTATTTAAGGTTGAACACCGCGGGTGAAGGTGTTACTGCTGCTGGCGTGCCCTTCAACAGCGGGTGGAAGGTTACGTTGCCTGCGGCTACCACCGCAGAGATGGACGCCAGCCCGGCTTGGTATTTTCAAGCGGTGCTCACAAAAACGGCTGATAACACCACGTCGGAGTACAGCCGTGGGCAAATTGAAGTAAAGCCATCGCTCGCGTATTCCGGCACTCCGGCGGCATTTGACGGCAGATCGCAAGCTCAGATCGATCTTGACGCCGTAAAAGCTGCCATCCGGTCATTGATCAATGGCGGCGCTGTTCAGGAGTACAAGATTGGGAGCAGAAACCTTAAGAGATATGACTTGTCTGAATTGATTCAGCTGGAATCAAGGCTGAAGTCTATTGTGGCGCGGGAGAACAAGGCGAAGCTTATGGCTTCTGGCCTTGGGGACCCCCACAACCTTTATATCCGATTCAACAACGGCTAATGGGATTACGCACTCGCCTTTTGAGAACTATTGGTCTGCAGCCCATCCCTAGGCGCCAGCGCCGTCGGAACTATGCAGGCGCGTTGATTTCTCGCTTGACGAATGATTGGATGTCTACGCAAGCAAGCGCAGACGCTGATATTCGGACAAGCATCCGCAAATTGCGCAACAGAAGCCGAGAGCTTGTCAGGAATAATCCTTATGCGAAACAAGCGAAAAGAACGACGCAGATTAATGTCGTTGGCAGCGGCATCACAATGCAGTCGCAGGTTCAGCAACTGCGCGGCAGCAGGCCAAATGAAGAGATTAATCAGTTAATCGAGCAAAAATGGTCCTCTTGGTGCAAGGCGTCGTCTTGCGATGTGGCTGGTCGCCATAACTTTCACATGATGGAGTGGCTGGCCGTTGGCGCCATGCCTGAATCAGGTGAAGCGCTTTTTCAGATCATCCGGCGCCCCTTTGGCGGCAGTCGGGTGCCACTTGCGCTCAAGATGCTTGAGAGCGATGTATTGGATGAGGAGTATCAGGGCGCAACCCTTTCCGAGGGGAATGAATGGAGGATGGGTGTAGAGGTCAATGAATGGGGCCGCCCTGTCCGGTACGCCTTCCTCACTCGCCATCCAGGTGACTACTGGTTCTATGACACTCCGGGGAGAAACCAAAAGCATGTCTTCCTCCCAGCTGAAGATGTCATTCATTTATTCTTGCCCGAACGTCCGGGGCAGAACCGAGGGGTGCCCTGGTTTCATCCTGTCATGTCTGATGCGCATCAGTTGCAGGGTTATTTAGAGGCAGCGGTGATTCGCGCACGGGGTGCCGCGTCGATTATGGGATTTGTCACCTCGCCCGAGGGTGAGCTTGACGCCGATGATGTTGAGGGCGATCGTCGGATTTCGGAGTTTGAGCCGGGCCAGTTCAAATATTTGGAGCCGGGCCAAAGCATTACGGTGCCTGATATCAACTCGCCTGACCAGCAGTTCGAGATGTTTGTACGCAATAGCGTACGCAGGTTTGCCTCTGGTTTTGGGTGCAGCTACGAGACGTTGAGCCGTGATTTTTCTGATACGAATTATTCAAGCAGCCGATTAAGCTTGCTTGAGGACCGAGAGCATTGGAAGGTAGTTCAGTCCTACCTAACTGAGCATTTCCACATGCGTGTGTATCGCGAGTGGTTGAACTTGGCAGTGCTTTCAGGCGAGCTGCCTCTTGAAGACTACGAACAACGACCAGAGCGCTATGAAAATCCACGGTGGATGGCTCGCGGCTGGGACTGGGTGGACCCTTTAAAAGAAGCGAAAGCTTACCGCGAAATGGAACAGGCCGGCTATTACACGAAGTCTCAGATCGTGGCAAAAATGGGCGGAGACTTTTACGAAAACCTGCGCAGCATCTCCAGGGAGCAGGAAGCTGCTGAGAGGCTGGGTGTAACGCTTGATCGAGATATTATTGAGTCTGACCAGGAGGTTATTGAGTAATGCCTGCAATGCCGACCGAGGGCATGCGCGAAGAAGCGCGTCGATACAGGGAGTGGAAGGAGGAAGGCCGAAAAGGCGGCACTGAAGTCGCTTCGCGCAGGGCCAGCCAAATTCTTAGCGGCAATGAGCTGTCTGACGACACCATTATTCAAATGAGCGCTTGGTTCGCTCGCCATGAAGTGGACAAGCAAGCAGAAGGCTTTAGCCCTGGGGAGGAGGGCTATCCATCGCCTGGCCGCGTTGCATGGGCGGCTTGGGGTGGCGATGCAGGAAAAAGCTGGTCCGATAGAATTGTTGAATCAATGGATAGAAGCATGATCGAGTCTGAAGAGAGAGCAGAAGCCGATGCGCTAGACGTTGGTGATTTTGTGTCTTGGAACTCAAGTGGCGGCACTGCTCGCGGCAAAATTACTCGGATCGTGCGTGAAGGCTCAGTTGATGTGCCAGATTCAAGTTTTACGATTAACGCCACTGAAGACGATCCTGCGGCCTTAATTCGCGTTTATCGCGAAGGAGACGATGGATGGAGCGAAACTGACACTGTTGTAGGACACAGATTCAGTACACTTAGAAAGATCCAACCATTGAGAGAAATGGAGCAAGAGTCGCCTGAGGCTGAGTTTAATTTGACTCGCGATATTGAGGGCAAGCATTTCAAGCGCGTTGAGCAAACGCAATTTGACATGCTTGATGAGCGGACAATGCAGTTTCCGTTCAGCTCTGAATATCCCGTGGCCCGGTATTACGGCAACGAAGTGCTGAGCCATGAGCCTGGTCACTGCGACATGACTCGCATGAGTGGCGGCGCTCCCCTTCTTTACAACCATGATCCTGATCGTGTTATCGGCGTTGTAGAACGCGGATATATCAATGAGGATGAAAAACGTGGTTATGCCAAAGTCCGATTCTCCATGAATGAGAAGGCTCAAGAGGTTTTGGCAGATATCCGCGATGGCATTCTTCGCGGTGTTTCCTTCGGGTATTCCATCGAAAAGATGGAAGAACGCGAAGATGGCTTCGTAGCGACGAATTGGCGCCCCTATGAAGTCAGTGTGGTCAGCATTCCTGCTGATCCCACGGTCGGGATTGGGCGCTCTTTGAGTGAACCCAACTCCGATGTCCAGGCGGCCCCGGCCGCATCTCCTGTAAACACTATGACTGAACCTGTCATGGAAAATGCTCCAGACCTGGAGGTGATCCGGTCCGAGGCCGTCGAGGCCGAGCGCACCCGTATCGCTTCTATCAATGCCTTGGGAGAGCGGCACAAGCTCCCCGAAATTGCCCGCGAACTGATCGACGGCGGTAAGTCGGTTGATGAGGCGCGTGCTGCCATCCTCGAAAAAATCGGCACCCAACCTGTGGAACACCGCATCGACGCCAACGACGTTGGCCTCTCCGAAAAGGAGACCCGCGAATTCAGCTTTGTCAAAGCCCTGAACTACCTGGCCAACCAGGGAGACGCTCAGGCTCGTCGTGAAGCTGAGTTTGAAATCGAAGTCGGCAAGGCTGCTGCTGACAAATATCAGCGTTCTTCTAACGGCATTGTGGTGCCTAACGAAGTTCTTCGTCGCGACCTGGAAGTTGGCACAGCTACTGCTGGTGGCAACTTGGTCGATGACGTGCTGCTGGCTGGTAGCTTCATCGATCTGCTTCGCAACCGCCTGTCCATCTCTCAGGCTGGTGCAACTACGCTGACTGGGCTGGAAGGAAACATTTCCATCCCTCGTCAGTCTTCTGCCGCCACTGCTTACTGGGTGGGCGAAGGCAATTCCCCGACCGAAAGCCAGCAGGCAATCGATCAGGTGAACATGAGCCCCAAGACTGTTGGTGCTTTTGTTGACTACAGCCGCCGCCTGCTGCTCCAGTCCAGCATCAGCGTTGAGAGCATGGTCCGCAATGACCTCGCTCGCGTTCTTGCTCTTGAGCTGGATCGCGCCGCCATCTACGGCACTGGCTCTAGCAACCAGCCCTTGGGCCTGACCAACACCACTGGTATTGGATCTCAGACTATTACCACCTTCGGCACGTTCGAGGAGTACATCGGCATGGAAACCGATGTTGCTGCTGCAAACGCTGACGCCGGCAGTCTGCGTTACATCATCAACGCTTCTGCTCGCGGTGCCCTGAAATCCACCGAGAAGGCCACGAACACTGCACAGTTCGTGTATGAGGATGACCAGATCAACGGCTACCCGGTCATTGTTTCCAACCAGCTGCTAAATAACGACGCACTGTTTGGTGACTTCTCCATGTTCATCATGGGCATGTGGTCTGGCTTGGATCTGACTGTCGATCCTTACGCGGGTGCGACTGCCGGCACTGTCCGCATCATTGCTCTGCAGGATGTCGACTACGCCGTCAAGCAGCCTGGCGCATTCTGCTTCGGCACCTGATAAGGAGGACCTGACTCATGAAGATTAAAGTTCTGAGGCAGGTGATGATTTCTGGGGAGTCTGTGAAAGCAGGCTCCCTCGTAGAGGTCTCCTACCAAAACGGCCTTGCCCTGATTGCTATGGGTAAAGCTGTTGAGGCACCTGTTGAGCCTCCTAAGACTGAGGCGTGTCCAGTTGTTAAATCTCCCACCCGCAAAACGAGGACTAAACAATGAGCATCGGCAACACACGCAGGGCAACGACTCTGCTTAGTCTCATCCCTAACGATGTGACTGCTACGCCAAAAACCGGCTCCGCTGTTGACCTTCAAGATCTTGAGGGCGATATGGAGTGCATCCTTGACGCTGAGGCTGGCGGCGGTTCCGTTACCTATGCTGTCAAGCTGACTGAATCCGACACATCTGGCGGCAGCTACACTGATGTTGCTAGCGGCGCATTCACCACTACGGCTGCTAACACTGCTTCAGCGCAAAAGCTGACCGTTAACACTGATGAAATGAAGCGTTTCATCAAGGTGGTTGTGACTGTTGCTGGCGGCGAAGGCACTGGCGCTGTGAGCGTAACCGCCTTGGGACAACCCAAGTACGGCTGATTTTATCGCCCCCCTTTTGGGGGGCTTTTCTCATGGCTTTCGCTGAAGATCTAAGTGTATTTTTGGATAGCGCAGGGTTCGCCGTCTCAGTAACTGCTGGTGGTGTGACTGCGTCGGGAATTCTCGACATGCCATCAGAAATCATTGCTGATGGCGTGGTGTTAACTACGGACTATAAGTTGACGTGTGAGGCGTCGAAGTTTGGCGGTTTGCTTCATGGGGACTCCATGACGGTGGACGGGACCAATTACACTGTGAGAAACACGGGGCTAATTGACGACGGCTCTCTTTGCGAAATCATGCTTCAGAAGGTCTAGTCATGACGGCAATCATTGGGTACTACTCCAACAACGAGAAGAATGTTCACCAGTGGGACGCTTTGGTCGCCGACGGGGAGACGCCTGCCTTGAAGGTCAACGCGGTTTCGTTTACGTTTGTTGACAAAATTGTTGGCAGCAATATAACAGTGGTGCATCAAGGATCTCTGAACGGAACTGATTGGTTCGATCTTGAGTCTCATTCTCACAACGAAGCAGGCGTCGATTATCATTCCTATCCCAATGTGCCTTTGTTATATGTCAGGGCGAAGGCAACTAGCATCGGCACGGGCGAAAGCTTCACTGGCTCTGTGATGTGTAACTGATGGCCACTAAACGCGAACAGATTCTTGCTCAGGTCGCGTCATCGCTTGCCAGTACGGCTGGCGTTAGTGGCAGAGTTTATAGGTCTAGAGCTACTGCAGTCGCTAGGGCTGAATCGCCTGCGATTATTATTGAGCCCGTGACCGACACTGTTCAGCAGATTACATCACTGCCAAAGCTCGATCACACGCTGCGCGTAAGAATCGTGGTTGTCGTAAGGTCTTCGACACCAGACACTGAAGCTGACTCCGTTATTGAGTCAATGCACTCTCTGCTTATGGCTGATCTGACTGTTGGCGGCTTGGCTATAGATATACAGCCTTCTTTGACAAACTTCGATTATTTAGACGCGGATCAGCCCGCAGGCGTCTACAGCAACGAATATGATATCCTTTATCGCACTTC